TGTTACCACTTAGTTGCTTCATCGAACATGCCAATGACCAAATCGCTGAAACTACGCGCCAGCAGACCCCAGTCCAGACCTGTAATACCTCCGATAATGAAATCGGGAAGAATAGTTACGCCCTTCGTAATCAGTCTACCTACGTACTCCCAATCAATCTGACCTACCGCACCGTTGATAAATTCAGCCAGCTTCGTACCAATATTGGTAAAATCAACTGTGTCAAGGAACCAGTAGAGCGTCTGGATTGCACCGTTCAGACCGTAGCCTAACTTCTCACCCAGACCGAACCAGTCAACCATGTTGACCATCTCATTGACCTTCTCACCCAGGAGCGTACCCAGGGTTTTCCAGTCTGCGTTGTCAAACGCTTCCTTGAGTCGGTCAGCGAAATCACTAACATTACTGTCAATGGGAAGTTCTTCAAACATGGAACCGTAGTCGGCTCCACCACCGCCACCACCGCCACTGGAACTGTCATTCTCCATAATCATGTTCAGTTCATCAATGCCTGTAGTGGCGTTTTTGATTTCCTTCGCTGCATCCGCAGCCGCGCCACCAGCACCAGACAGTGCTTCACCGTAGGAAGTTGCAGACTTCTTCGCCGCCGTAAAAGTGGACGCACCAGAGAGTCTTGCAACCAACATGTTAATGTAGTTCAACAGGGTTGCGATTTTTCCAATCACAAAATCAATAGCCGGGGCAAGTGCGTTGATAATAGGTGCAGACATAGCACCCAGACTATTCTTGAGGTACTGCGCGTTTGTAGCCAGACTATTCATACTCGTTGCGAACTGACCGCCCATGATGTTGCTGTACTGGTAGAGGTTGTTGATACCCTCCTTAAAAGCCTTAGTCAACTGGGCAAGCGCAAATCGGGCAAGTCGGTACATCGCAATACGCTTCAAGCTGGACATAAATTGCCCCAGTCCTGCGGTATGCTGCTTCATGGCAGACGCGAACTTCGCGCCAAGATTTTTAGGAATACCGATAGTCTTTTGCATCAGGCTCTTTGCAGCAGAACCCGCGCTCCGCAGACCCTTAGTGAGTCTTTGCAAAACTCCAACGCCTGTAGAGAACCCCTTAGAGAACACACCGCCAATGCCGTTCAGCACACGCTTGAGCATATTGACACGCTCCGTAGCCTGACCAACGGTCTGACTGACTTCCTGTGTCTGGCTGACTGCCTGTTCCATACCGCTTGTGGCGGGAGTAACGCCTGCATCCGTTCCCGTAGTAATCGTATCCGGGACAATGTTCTTCGGCACACTCACCTTCGGGATTTTCACATTACCAATCTCTTGCAGGTCACGCAGGGCTTTACCCAAGTCCTCAACGCGCTCTACATCAGACAATGTAATGTCTTTCAGTGCTGCACCAATGCTGCTGATACGTTTCGCAACGGTACTGGGAATATTCACGTCATTCATATCTTTCAGGGCAGTACCCAGACTTACAATCTTGTCAGACTTGAGTCCGTTCACCGCAGTAGTCAGCCGCTCAAGCTGCTTTACGGAAGAACCCAGACCCAGACCGCCCTTGAGTGCCTTTTTCAAGCTACCCAGACTTTCAGTCAAAGCGTCTATACCCTTAACGCTTTCCTCTGCTTTCGTTTCAATTTGAAACTCAAGACCTTCCATCTCAATCCCCATTGTCAACTTCCCCTCCTTCCTTTAATTTTTGTTCAAAGCGTTTGTTGAAAGCATCCACCATGCGCTTCATGGCTTCCTTACCATTTTCAAGCATCTGCTTCTTCTTACGTTCATCATGCTCCCGGCTACCAGTAGCGGTAATTGGAACAGGTTCGGAACGGAAGGGGAAGGGCTTACCCTTCTTACTAAGCGGGTTAAATACTGGGGACGCATCTATCAACGCTTCGTAGATATATACGGCTTGTAGCCACAGTTCGGTGTTCTTTTGTTCCCTACGCAGTTCATCAGCCTTACGGTAATACTTCACCATGTCAGCAGCCCCATCCCAGTAATCGTGATAGGACATGCCAAGACTCATGTAGTAACCGCACAGTTCCTCAAACTTCTCACCTAACTTTTCTTCGTAACGTGAAATAGGGGACGGACGGCTTGTGCCGCCGCCCCCATAGTCATCCGCAGACGGCAAACCCGTTACCAGCTTGCCATCCAATCCACGTTTTTTGCAGAGTCCTCAGGTTCCTGCATGAGGGACGCGATAGGCTCGTTGTACATCTCTGCCAGCTTCTCAATAAGCTTGTCCTTATTGGGCATGTTGGCGTAAATGTCATCAATCACGTCCTGCTTTACAAACCTATGGTGTGCCTTGAAAGCACCTGCGAAAAGCGCGGGGAGAAGGGTCATAGGACGGTCATCAATGTTTCTTGCGACAAACCCTTCATCCTCCATCTGCTTGATTGTTCTCCGGGTAAATTCCAGAGTGTAGTCCTTACCTTCGTAAGTAAAGTTAATCTGCTTAGCCATTGCTTAAATCCTCCAATTCTTGAAATTGAGTGCGCCCAGCGGCTTACTCATACTTGATGACAGTAGAAGGGGCAATCATAATGCCCATGCCGCGAACCTCGTTCACGCCACCGCCAGTGACACGGACGGAAAGCTGACCAGTGAAGGAGAACTTACCCTCACTACCAGTAGGAGTCACAGTGCCGTCAGCCTGTTCCTCACCGCCGAACCAGACAGCGTAGCCCTCATACTTGCGCTCAAGTTCCTTGAGGGCAAGATAGCCAGTGTGGTCATAGTTGGTGTTGAAGTTCAGACCCTCGTTACCCTGGATACCCATGATGAAGGTCTGCATACGGTCAGACAGAGTGGTAGTTTCCAGCATCTCAGGGTCAGTACCCAGGTCAGGGAACTCCGTAATGTCAACCAGCTTCTCATACTGTTCAGCGTCAGCCTTCTTGTGCATCAGGAAAGTCATATAAGTGCTTGTAGCAGCCATTGTCTTTTACCTCCTATAAAAATGTGTTCCATCAGTGGCTACCCTGTACCGGGCAACCAACCTGTAGATTGTTGCATCCTCCATGTTCGGGACTGGGGTCAATGCCAATCGCTTAAAGTTCATGGCGAACAGAGTTTTATCAATCTCATTCATGATGGTCTTGCACTCTGTTTTCTTACCCTCTGCCTTATTGGAGTACACGTTTACTTCAAACATGACCTGTGCCATTTCAGCACTCCCGGTCATACGTCCAGAAATTACCGCGTTATCACTCTGGGTGATACTCACGTGAGGAAAACTGGAAGGGGCTTTCACGTAGTCACCCGCAATATCAATGCCGGGGAACTTCTCACGTAAGACGGTTGCAACGCGGGTATAAACCTCGTTTTCGCAGTCAATCATACGTACACCCTCCTTGCGATTTCCTCAAATTTTTCTTCCAATTCACGGACTGTCTGATACATACTCATGTTGGCAGGGTTACCGTAGGTGTGAACTTCCCCGGCATGTTTACCCTCTGTGATAACCTCACCGTGGCTTCCGGGTTCACCCGTGTAACGCCAACCCTTTTCCAATCTACCAAGTTTGTATCCGTACTCTCCGCGAACCATACCGTGTTTGCCAGCTTCCGGGTGATTGTCGGGATACTTCACGCCTGTACCAAACTCAATAAAGAGCGTTGCACCGCCAACCGCAACCACAGCAACCTTATACTCTCCGCGTTCTTCAACGGAACACTTCACGTCATTAGTGCCATCGTAGACGGCTTGACCGAACTTTGCATTTGCAATCTCAGCACCTTCATCAGCCAGTGCTTGCAGGAACTCTTTGGTCTTAGTGGTCAACCACTTCTTATAGTCCTCAAGTTCCCTTATTGCCTGGTCAATGCCTGCGCTGGTGAGTTTGACTTTAATCACGCGCTTCTTCACGATACCTTCACCTTACTTACTGCATACGATATGGCGTTCAGGGACTTTGCTACCCGGCGCACCGTGTAGTCATAAGTCGGTTTCCCATCTTTGAACTCAGGCTCCTTGTCGATGAACAAGACCGTATTTTCATCAATGGGGCAGTCCATATCATCAGTAATCAATACCTTGTCATAGGACTCCAAATTGCCAAACATCTCCACCTGCGCGTACCCCGTTGCCGGGGACACACTGCACATCAATTTGACGGGTTCAGCATACCCAACGCCGTATTCACCTGTTTCATATCCGTTAGCATCCAGCAAAGCTTTCCGCTCCTGATACAGGCAGTAGTGAACGGGGGTCAGGTTTCGTTTCATCAGCTTCATGTCAGCACCCCCACCATCGGGGTAATGCGCCGCAGCAAGGTAGGGGGAATATCGCCATCCTCATAGGAGCGGGACACACCATTTTCACTGTGCGCCGTTTCACCCTCCGCGCCGCGCTTGTTAAGCATGTACGCCGCAATCTCAACCTGCACCGTATGGTAGGGAGTCGGCACTTCCTCCGCTCCCGTCCCATACGGGTATGCTTTTGTCACTACTACATTTTTAGCCAGGGTGAGGTAGGTAGACAGCACGTCATTATCCGTTTCACCCGTCATGCTTTTCAGCATTGTCAGCTTTTCAGCATCAGTCATGTTGTCCACCCTCCTTCCTTAGTTACGCACCTGCGCCGGGAAACTCAGCAGCGTTAGCCACGTAAACGCTACGGCTGTAAGTAGGCTTCTCAAAGGCAGTGGAAATGCCAGTGAACTTACCGTGATACCATTCGGGACCGTGGTCAAGACCAATCTGACCGAACAGCTGATACTTCTCACCTGCGCCAGTCTTAGCAAGCTGCTCCAGGAAGAAGTTGCCCTTGCCGGGAACAGGCTGATACACAGGAGCGATAACGTCCAGGTTCAGAAGCAGCGCAGTACCAGCAGGCAGGCACTCACCCAGATGCAGGTAGACAACGCCCAGAGGGGTAATCACGCTGGACAGTGCGATACCGTTAATCTCACGGGCAGCGGGAACCACAGTCAGACCATTCTGAACAGCGTCAGCGTTAATCTGGAACAGAGTGACCGCATCGCACCACAGGCACAGACCGTCAGTAGGAGCATTGGCACCATAAATCTTCTTCATCATGTCAGCAATGTCCCACAGACCCAGGGGCTTGCTGCCCATCGCAGTGACATTGGAAGTGATAGCGGGAACCAGACCACGGGTCTTGTTGGCTTCACTGTCCTTAGTAGCCTTATGGAACTCACCATTGATGAAGGTGTACTCAATGTCGCGGTTCACCTTCTGGATTTTAGCCGCAACCTGGAAGTCCAGTTCGTTCATGGGATTAGCCTGCTGGTTCTCAATGTTGATACCAGACAGAGTACCCATGTTAGACTGCTTCGCATAGGAAATGCCCACGGACTCCATGAAAATCTGGGTCACGTTGGTTTTCTGCTCACGGGTCACAACGGACGCGTCAGGAGCAGTCAGAGAAGCGGTTTCACTGATTGCAGGCTGAGAACCGTCACCGCCAGAAGTGTACTCCTGACCAGTAACGAACTCTACATGGTTCGTGGTTTTCGCCTTACTACCAATGATGGAAGAAAGCGGGGTACGCACGTTACCCTTGTTGAACAGCATACCGCTATAATTCAGTACGCCGAAACTGGTTGCAAAAACGTCAGCCATTTTGAATTACCTCCAAATCTTATTCTTTGCCTGCATCATCAGCCGTGTCCTGGGCTTGCAGGCGGGTATAGTATGCGGCAGCGGTAAAGTCACCGTTTGCCTGTGCTTCGGAAATCTTCTTCGCGTAATCCATACCGCCAGTTTCAGAACCCGCAGCAGGACGGGGAGTCTTACGCATCTGGTCAGCCTGGATAATCTTCTTCTGGGCTTCAAGGTATTTGGACTGATTTGCCATAACCTTATCCATGTCACCATCCACCATAGCGGCAGCGGTTTCATCAGCCAGCTTTTCATCATAGCCCATTGCCAGCAGCTTACCCTTGCTTTCAGACAGGGCAATGGAACGCTTCAACTCGCCATTCTCTTTGACAAGCTTCTCATGTTCCTCCTTCTGGGCAGCGGCAGCGGCTTCATCATCGGACTGCTTGCTTCTAAGCTGCTTCTTAAACTCTGCGGCTTCGGAATTAGCCTTAGACAGCGCGGCTTTCAGCCTGTTTACCTCCGCAGTGTTACCGTTACCTACGGCTTCCAGCGCGGTAGAGATTTCTTCTTCGGTCATGCCCTCCTTGTAGGCACTACCCAGCAAATCACTCAAATAACTCATTTCAAAGTCCTCCTTGCGTTTTAAGGTGTTCCCTCACCATGTTTTTCTGTTTTATCCTCTTGTCTTGAGTTTGCGTTTTTGATAAGCCAGTTTCCCTACTGGCATGGAAAGCGGTTACCCGCTATACATCAAGGGTCAGCTTCACGATACATCGGCAGTTCACATTGTTTTCCGCTTTCGTAAACTTGCCGGGGTATGGAGCGTGGTCACCATCAAAGGTGTAAAATTCTTCTTCCAGCGGAACGGAAACGCCCTCAAGGTAACAGTGTGTTTCCCGGACTGCATCATCCTTTACGGTAATCCAATCCTTGTTCACACCAAAGCTACCGCTTTCAACGTAATCCTCACCGCCATCATATACGGCAGCGTTGTAGACTCTATGGAACTCGGACTCTGCCAGGGTTTTCAACCCGCCCAAGTCATTGTTCAGCACATGGTCTGCAACTCTGTCCTCAAAGGTCTTGCCGTCAATGACAAGGAAGATTGCT